CAAGAAATGAATAAGAAAAGACATATAGTTTTGAGGTCAGGAAGCGGAACGATAAAACGAATTGTTGAGGTTCTAATGATTTCAACTGGAAAGAGAGCCACGCATAATGCGGATGGTTCATATACATATTGTCGCGCAGTTGATGGGAAGGGAACGTATTACGAAACGAAGTCTCGCGGTGGTGGATGGCGAGTCGCAAAAAAACAAGAAAGGATTTTGAAATGAGCAAATCATATTTTGACATCGACGCTGTTTCTGCGACCCTGCTGAAATCGGTCATCAAGCAATCGCCAGTTCATGCGGAAGAAAGAATGAAGTCTTTTGTACCAACCGCGAACATGAAACTTGGCACAGCGTTTCATGCTGCAATCCTTGAAGGCGAAGAATGGGATGAACTCATTGCCGTCAGTCCAATGGTGGACAGGCGAACGAAGGCGGGAAAAGAAGCCCACGCCAAGTTCCTTGAAACCGTTGCCGACAAGACAGTCATCACGCCAGACCAGTGCGACTTGATGGAAGCGATGCAAACATCTTGCCTTGCTCATCCAGAAGTTCAACTGTTGTTTGAGAAATGCTATGCGACTGAAATGCAGATTGAATTTGAATTCGACGGAATAGACTGCAAGGCAATGATTGACATGGTTGACGACAAGGGAACAATTGTAGACATCAAGACGACGCAAGACGCTTCTCCTGAAGCATTCATGAAACAATCCGCGAACTTGCATTATCATTTGCAACTTGCGTGGTATGCGCGTGCTATGAACCTTGACTTGAGGGATGTCAACGCGTATATCATTGCGGTTGAGAACACTGCTCCGCATGGAGTCGCGGTTTATCGCTTCTCGCAATCCGCACTCTTGAACGGATGGGAACTCTGCAAGCATGGCGTGAAATTGTGGAAGGATTACAAATTGAATAAAGCCATCGGAGAGGACAGTTTGCCCTATACCGATGGAATCTTAGAACTTGAGTTGCCTGTGTGGGCAACGAACTCAATGGAAGAATTGTCGAAGTGAAAGGAAAGGAAATGAAATGGACTATGTAGAAGAAAAGCAAATCAAGGAAGACACAATGCCGACATTGTTAATGAAAAAAACAACAACAACAACATCAACAAAAGAGATGGAAAAGTATGCGTTCACTGTCGAAGAAGTGTGTGAACTTATCAATGTATGTGAAAAAACTGTGCGGGAACTTGTACGACACAGAGACATACAGCATTTTAGGATAGGCACTGCAATACGAATCCCTTGGATTCCACTCAAAGAGTGGATGGACAATGGTGGAACAAAAAGGAGAATGAAATGACATCATTTGAAGATTACATCAACGAAAAATTTGGTCAAGGAAAAGAAGATTTTGTTTCAATAGTTGGAAGCGAACTCGATTTGAGGGGAAAAGAACTTGAAATAAGATACGAAAAGTTGATGAAACAACTAGATTATTTAATGTGGAGTCAAAATCGGGTGAGCGAAGAAATTGCATCCATTGTGGAAGAAAGACTTGAAATAATACAAGACAATCTACTTCTTTTGCCTGAGATTATGAAAAAATCATTTCTTGAATGGCAGGAAAGACAAGAACAAAGAAAGGAACTAATATGACAACCAAAAAGAAAACAACAACGAAGAAAAAGGAATTGACATTTGGGGAAGTGTGGGAAACACTCAATGCAATCAATGTCGATGACCAACTTGACAAGAAGGGGAAGTTCCCGTTCTTGCCTTGGCATAAAGCGTGGGCAATCATGATGGAACATTATCCACAAGCCACATTCAAGAACCACAAAAACGACATGGAGTACCCATGCTTTTTTGACCCATCGGGATTCGGAATGGTGACTGTGACAGTGAGTATTGACGGGCTTGAACGTACCGAGGATTATGCCGTCACGGATTCCAACTACAACGCTGTACAGAATCCCGACCCCGACGATGTGAACTTCAATCTCAAGCGGTGTTTGGTCAAATGTATGGCATACTTCGGTCTTGGACAATATGTGTACAGGTGTTCCGAAGCACCTCAAAAGGTTGTTCCGTTCGACCGCGATGAAGCCATCAAAGCCATCAAAGCAAATCAAGATGCACGCGATTCCTTCAATGAAGATGACGGAAGATGGACTGAAGCACTTCTCATGCACTTCGACAAACTAAAACTCAAAGACTTGACTGACGACCAGTTGCAGCAAGTCATCACTAAAATCTCAAACATGGAGAAAAAACAAAATGGCTGATATAGCAACAATCACACTCGTAGGTCGATTGACCAGAAACCCAGAAACAACGGAAACAAAAACAAGCAGCGTGGCGAAGTTCTCACTGGCTGTCAATGGATTCAAGAAGGAAGATGTATCATTCTTCGATTGCGAAGCGTGGGGCAAAGTCGGAGAAATCGTGCAGAAGTATTGCGAGAAAGGCAAACAACTCGCAGTCGCAGGAACAATCCGAATCGACCGTTGGGAAGATAAAGAAGGCAACAAGCGTTCAAAGGCTGTTGTCAATGTTCGTGATGTCACGCTTCTTGGAAGCAAAGATGATGCGAAATCGACTGAACCGAAACAAGAAAAAGTGGAGGCATTATCCGATGAACTTCCCTTCTGATATTAGAAACAAAACTGGAAGTCAACTTCTTACTACTGAGCAAGTTGCACAACTCTTGAATGTATCCACCGCAGTCATATACAAATGGATTTCAGATGACAAGTTGCCTCCGTCGATAAAGATGGGGAATCGTCATCGCTGGCGTTCAAGTGATATTGAGGCATGGATTGACAAGGGAGGCACAAGTGCAAGCACTCCAGATTGCTAATTGGGAGGATGGATTTGAGATTGCGCAATCGCGTAGACGTACTGGGCGATTGTCTTGGGTGGCAATGCCTACTCGCCATGACTCGCGTGGATATAGGAAGTTGATTCGGAGCGATGGAGGAGTCAAGCACTTCGCAGCATGGGTGGCAATGGTTCAAGTTGCTGCTCGCTGTGAGGTGCGAGGGACTCTTGCAGACGACCGTGGCGTTCCATTGACAACTCTTGACCTTGAAGCCATGACAGACATTCCATCAATAGTATTTGATGGCGCAATCCCAGTTCTTTGCGCTATAGGATGGCTTTTGTGCAACGAGTACGAGCATACTCCTACCATACTAGGAGCAGACTCCGACGATGGTATGTCTACAAGACAGAACAATACAAGACAAGACAAGACAAAACAAAACAATACAGTTGATTCTTCTTCGATTTTTATGAACAAATCTGATTCTGACTCAAACTTCAATTTGATTCCAAAAAATAGGAGGCGCGGGATTTCCAAGTGGAGACAAGCGTGGTGTGAAGTCATTGTCGATGAACCTGTTGAAGTGTCAGTTGTCATGGAGGCAATTGCAAAATACTACAAATCAGGCGAGGGTCAATCTGAATACTTTCGGCAGCCCTCAACCCTCTTGCTAGATAGAATATGGGAAGAATGCCCTGACTCATGGAACGCCAAGCACAAGCCTCCAGTTGATGAATCAACCACAAAAGAATCATTTGAACGAATCTTTGATGGCAAGGATGTACTATGAAACCGCATGAAGCAGAAGCGTTCGCGGAAATTGACAAGCGGTTCAATGAATATCTTGAAAAGTTTCCCATGAAAGACCCGTTCGTGGTCTGGCAAATTATGTTCTTTGAAGTCTATGATTGCAAGTCTGCACTCAATATCCGCAAAGCATGGGAAGAACGAATGAAACTCAAACGAAAGGAAAAACAATGAAAACAATAGAAGAAATAAAACGAGAATCAATGATTGAACAGTTGAAGATTGATTTGAAGAGCCTTAATGAACGTCACGACTTGACTGTTGGGCAACTCAAGTACATCAACACGGAAATCAAACTGCTTGAACAGGAACTCAAGATTGAATTGCACAAAGAATCGCCATTCATATCAGCAACAGCAATGGCGAGATTGTTGGGCAACATCTAATGAACAAATTTCAAACGGATTTGCTAGTCGGCAAGGATGTCGAAAAAATAGTTCTCAACCAGATACAAAACAAGTACCCAAAAGCATTTATGATTGACGGAAAGTTCAGCCCATTTGACATCTTCATTCCAGAAACGTCAAAGGGAATCGAAGTCAAGTCAGATAGGAAAAGCCAGCACACGGGCAATCTTGTCATTGAAATATCCATGTATGGAAAGCCCTCCGCGCTCATGTCGACCCTTGCTGACTATTGGGTCATCTACACAGGCGAGCAATTCATCTGGATAACGCCACTACAATTGAAGAATATGATTGTCGAAAACAATCTACCATTGCGAACATTCGTTGGAAACGGAGACACAGAACCCAAGAAGGCGTATTTGCCAACAGTCGAAATGGTCAAGCAATATGCGACAAGTGTTCAAAACCATGAAAAGGAAACACAATGAACATCACTGAATGGAATGACTGCTGGCAACGTATCAAAGACCGATTCCCGAAATGGCAACCAACTGCAACTGAAGCAGAAGATTGGTGTATGGGACTTCGGATATATGAGCCAGCAGTAGTTGAATCTGTAGGGCATTGGATTACAAAAAAGTATTCATCGCAAGAACCGAAACTCGCTTGGTACATCAGAGAATGTGAAAAAAGGAAGAGAGCAATACGAGCATCAAATTCCACAACATTTCACGACAGTAGCGAAGATTTGCGAAAGGAATATGAGGAGCGCAAGGAGTTGGTCATATCAAAATTGGAAAGCACAACGATAGAAAAACTACGAGAAGCGACGATTTCTGTACTCAGGGAGCAAGGTCATATCATCAGCAAGCCATCGTCTGGAAATCCTCGTGAATGGAAACAAACACTCAGAGCAATGGTATATATAAAACTATATGGAGAGCAAGAAAATGGATAAATGTAAAACGAAAGACTGCGATTCAGATGCAGTAGTCATCCCTCTGCACTGGAGCAATGGAGACTTATGCTATGGATGTGTGGCAAAAATAGAAAAGGAAGTTGATTCAATGCGCTCCATGAGAGTCACAAGAGGAGCAATGTTGATGAATGACTCAGGGACATATACAAGAACCAGAGACCAGAACTGTATTGATTTTGGGAGGTCTGGATGAATCTTAAAAGCGAAAATTACATTCGAGTTTTAGAAATACGCATCAAGAAAATGCAAGAATTCTTTGACAAGGAACTTGCGGAAGTCGCAAACAAGTGGACAGAAGTTGAGGATGGATTGCCAGAAGACGGTCAAAAGTTGGTGGCAATAAATAAAAGAGGTGGGTTTATATTGATGCAATACTCGAACCAGTTGTTATCAATTCTTTTTCCAAAAGATTTTACCCACTGGATGCCCCTACCAGAAACACCGAAGGATGTGAATGAGGTTGGATTCATGTGTTACACTTCACGCATGGCATCAGCGAGGAAACAGCGAGAAAACACATGATTGAAAAACACCGCATGAAATTGCTCATCTGTGACTCAATTGATACCATGTCCAGGATGGGCGATAGAACGATGACCGAATCCGCAAAAGGTATCTCGGAACATCTTGAGGAATTGCTTCTGGCAGCCGATGATGACAGCGTTGAAGATATTGTTGCTTCATCCTTGATTGTCATGTTGGCAATTCTAAAACCTGTCGCGGAATCCATGCTGGCGATAAGTTCCGATAGGCACGCAAGAGCGCGGTCGAAGAATGAAAGCGTGACGGAGACAACCGTATTTCACTGAACCTTCTCAAGTCTTGTGGGAGTTAATCCTTTCGCCCACACCCCGACCCCATCAGCATTCGTGTTGGTGGGGTCTTTTCATGATATGCTTCAAGAATGATGACCGTCTTTGAATTGCCGTTCCCGCCATCAACGAACACGTACTACCGATATGTACGAATGGGGCAATCATGTCGAGTTCTGTTATCCAAGAAGGGAAGACAATACAAGCAAGATGTTTGCAATTACATTGCCGACTTGATACTTGACTCGCATGACTTCAAGATTCCATTGCTTGGTCGCCTGTCGGTTCACATCGTTCTTCATGCACCGAACCGCAGGAAATACGATATTGATGGACGATTGAAAAGTCTGCTCGATGCGTTGGAAGATGCTGGAGTGTATCCTAACGATGAAGCCATCGACCATCTAGTTGTCAGGCGTGGCGACATTATCAAAGGCGGGAAGGTATTTGTGCAAATCATGGAACTGCCATCGAAGGAACAAACATGAACATTGAAACAATCAAAATCAAAGACTTGTTGAATGACCCGTCAAATGTTCGCAAGCATGACGAACGCAACCTTGATTCAATCAAGGCATCGTTGCAACGGTTCGGACAACAAAAGCCCATCGTGGTTGATGGCAAGGGAATCGTAGTCGCTGGCAATGGAACGCTTGATGCTGCCAAGTCGCTCGGATGGAAAGACATCGAGATTGTGCGAACAGAACTTGTTGGTGCTGATGCAGTCGCGTATGCAATCGCAGACAACCGAACTGCTGAACTTGCGATATGGGATGATGACGCTCTTGCTCAAACGCTGGCAGCATTGAAACTTGATGAATCCATTGACGAAGCCATCACGGGTTTCACCGACCAAGAGATTGAAGAACTGATTGGCAAATCGTTTGGCGACATCGTAGAAGATGAAGTGCCTGAAGTACAATTCTCGGAATTTGTTGGAGAACTAAGCAATTATGTTGTTCTGACATTCAACAATGAGATTGATTGGCTTGCAGCAAAAACACACTTCAACATTCAAACCGCCTCTTGCACACAGACAAACGGAAAGGTATACACGGAGGTACTTGGTCGAGTTGTGAATGGTGCAGAATATCTGACAAATCTTACCAAGGACAAAATATGACAGTAATCATTTGCCCTTCATATAAAAGAGCAACAGGATTGAAAACTCATCTTCTGATTCCAGATGTTGTATATTGTGTGGGAGAATCTGAGAAAGATGAATACATCAAGCAAAATGTGAACGTAATGTCAATGCCAGACAAGATGAATGGGAACATTGCAAGAGTTCGCAACTGGATACTTGAACAGAACAAAGATGAGAATGTTCTTCTCGTTGATGATGACATCGAACATATCAGACGATGGAACAAACGCGGTGAACGCTGGCACAGAGACAATCTCAACACAGAGCAAATTGAACAACTCATTGACAATGGTTTCAGTATGTGTCAAGAATCTGGTGCTAGGCTATGGGGAGTTAATCCTGCCGACTCAAAGTTTGCATATCGTGAAGCAAACCCGTTCAACTTCAACTGCTATGTGAGTGGCTCTTTTTCTGGGTTCATAAAACCTGATTTGAGATATGACGAGGAACTCCCGCTTAAAGAAGATTATGATATGACACTTCAACAATGCAACAAGTACCGAAAAGTCCTTCGGTTGAATATGTACCATCTCATCAAGAACGACCATGGCAATTTGGGTGGTTGTGCAACATATCGAACGAGTCAAAGAGAAAAAGAACAAATGGAGTTATTCCGCAAAAAGTGGGGTAATAAGATTGTGAAGTACGATGTCAACTCTGTTGAATCATTCGACATCAATCCAATCATTCGAGTACCCATAAAAGGTGTTTGATTCACTACGGTAGAATGTGCAGATGCTCAATACAACAATCGAATCAATCTCACAATTCATCTGTACTTCAACTGGAGTCGGAATCGCAAGCGTGGGACTCGCTGCTTCAAACAACAGTGGCATCATTGATGAATCAACACTTCTCCCACTCTCGCTTTTCCTCGGTGGCATCGTGGTCACGACCGCGCTCACTTGGAGAGCAGCATCTGTGAAGAATGAACTCATGCGGAAACTAGATGACTTTGAAAGACGGTTGAGCAGAATAGAGGAATCTAAATGCTGCAAGAAGAAATGAAAAAGAAACTTCCAATTGCACTCGCATCATTCACGATGTGGATTGGGATACTCCTTGCATCCATGTTGATTTTATTCACATCATTTGGATGCTCGTATGTCGAAGCAATAAGCAACGAAACAGAGAACATAGACAACTTGTCGCAATCAAGCGAAGAACGATTTGTCAAGATTTTGGACATTTCAGATGTCAAAGAAATAGACGTTGAAGCAGAACACGGAATCATCGAACAACAGGCAATCCAGAACTCGGTGTCGGAAATCCGACAGGTACTCCCACGAGTTGAGGACAAAGACCCAAGTTGGATGGTGCTATTAGGGCGACTGTCGTTTGCAGGGATTTTGATTGCAATCATAATCTTAATTTGGCAAACAGGAATCGGAACTCTCATTCGACGTCTGCTCTATTCCGTGACGTTTTTCATTCCGCGCAAAAGTAGGCGTGACGCGGAAATGGATTTAAAGATTGCAGATGAAAAGGACGATATGGATATTCGAGAAGCGATAGCCAGCAAGCGTTCTTCTGACCCTGCGTATAATGCAGCCTACGAGAAACTTAAAAAGAAAGAAGGTGATTGATATGGGATTTATTCAAGGAATTTTGGATTCGATATTCGCAGTTGGAGTTGGAGTTATTCTTGGCATTCTTGCCGACCGTCTTGGAATTGTCGATTGGCTCAAGGGCTTGTTCATCAAGAAGTAATTCATGTCATCAATCGGAATAATTCATACAACTGTCGGAACAGAAGTTGCTTCCACATCCACTTCATTCACTGAGGTGGTTGAGTCGGCTGCGTTGACAGGTGGAACAACGTACTACGTTATTTGCCACGCACTGGTCGAAGGTACGAGCAATTCCAAGGTATTTGAATGGCGGTTGGTTGACCGCACGAATTCAGATACAGTTCTTTCAAATTCGACGACCATTCGTGAACCCGCAGAAAGCAACAAGACACAAGGGTATGAGTTTGTTGGAAAGTTTACTACGGGTTCAGGCGGTAGAGGTCTGGCATTTGAACAAAAAGCACCAGATGTCTTTGAAGAGGTTAGAACTCAATATCTGTCTATGGTTATTTTGGATTTGGACAATATGGATATAAATGATTATTTCTACAATAACAACACGACAACGACAGCACTCACAAACTCATTTCAGAGTTTCGCAACCCACACCACGACCCCAACAGCAAGTGACGATTGGCTTGTCTTTGGTTGGCAATCGACACAGATTGACGATATTACACATAGCACAGAAATCAAGTTGTTTTGTTCTGATGCTTCTGGGTCAACGGATGTGCCTTTGATTTCATTTGAAGCAGAAGATTTGACAGAACAATCAAACAACTGGTTGTGCCGTGCATACACGATGACAGGTGCAGAATCAACGTGGTCAATAAAAAGCAGGATGGACGCAACGACCGCGACTCCAAATGACCATCTTGAATCAACTATATTTGGATTGCGACTTTCTGCTTTTGTAAACCATAATTATGGATACACCGCATCGCTCGTTACAACCTCGACGGGTTGGACTGAATTAGATAGTAATGCTTTGACACCCGATTCAACTGGCGATGTCATTGCGGTTGCATTCTCGGCATTCGATGCGGGTTCAACTTTGCGACGTTCCTTCCAACGAATACAGGTTGACGGAACAACGTCACCAAATTCTCGTCCAACTTATGAATTCGCGTGCATTTCAAATGATTCAACAGACGTACTTGGTATGCCGTACATCACAAATTATTCAGGAATCAAAGACACATCAAAAACAGTTGACTTGGATGCAAAGAAACAGAGTAGTGCAGAATATGGGTGGCTGACATATACGCTGGCACAGTTCACGGCAGAAATAATTCCCATCGCACCAACCGCACCAATCAACTATTCGGCAGTTGCAACTCAAACATTTGCTTCAGGCGATGTTGCATCGGAGTCGTACAATAGTGGTGATGTTGCATCTGAAACATTCAATTCAGGCGATGTCGCCAGTGAGGTCAATCCAGAATGAGTAATACACCAACAAACGCAACCATTTACGAAGATACGGGTGTGACTTGTATGTCACGCATCCTTGGCGATGATGCTGTTGCAATTACGCAAGCAACAACTTCTGCAATCACCGTGGCAGTATTTAAGAACACAAGCACAACTGCAACATACACCGCTTCATTGACTGTTGCAGATGTCGTATTTGATGCCTACCAGACCGATGCTCGTTGGGATAAAGATTCAACGGGCTACAACTGGAGGTATGCAGTCGTCGCTTCCGTATTTGATGCGGGTGATGCAACCTACCGTCTTGAGTTCAAGTTCACCCCAACATCGGGAAGTGTGTATTTCGTCATCTTTGAAATTGATACTGTTGAGGTATTCACATCATGATACTTTTGTGGTCAAGAATTTTTGTAATCACAGGAAACGTCACACCGCATGGATGGGATTTGATATGCACCTTCGCTTGACTTGCGACATTTCACAAGAGCAAATTGATTGCGGATACAATTTGACATTGCTTGCAATTCACGCTCGATTCGTTGAATGGCTCGTTGGGTTGGATATACCAATCGTAGGGTTCTCTTTGCTATGGGAGGAAGTGGAAGATGGAACGATACATATGTTTGTGACTTCTGAACTCGTGCATGATTCAAGTGTTGAAATAGATGAACAGTTTTTCGATAAGATGCACTTGGGAAGTGATTGCGATGCCTGACTTTGACGACAATGGAAAGTTTGCCAAAGGCAACCGATTCTCTTTTGCGAATCGTCCAGAAGCCATCAATCCAAATGGACGACCAAAAGGGCGTTCATTAAAAGAACACCTCATGAAAATCCTCAACGATAATGAGGGTGGCGAAAGACTTGCTGATGCGCTTGTCAAAGTTGCAATTGACAGAGCATTGAAGGGCGACTTCAGATTCTGGCAAGAAATCTTTGACCGTGTTGACGGGAAAGTTCCGAACAGGGTAGCAGACGCGGATGGTTCATCTATTACATTCATTCTTGATGAGGCTGTACAATCCGTTGCAAACAATGGAAAGAAACACTGACAACACACAAAGACTTGAGGTTCTTCCTCAACAATTGAAGTTCCTGCGTTCAACTGCACGCGAAATTTTATATTCGGGTGCTTTTGGTGCGGGTAAAACGAGGGCAATTTGCTTGCGCGTGGCAATGCGAGCAAGCATCGAAGGTGCAAGAGAAGGATTGTGTCGCAAGACTATGGTGGCTCTCAAGCGTTCAACACTCAAAACCTTGCTTGAACCTGATGGAATGCTTCCGCCAGTTCTTCCAATAGGTTCATACGAGTACAAAAAGATGGACGGTGAAATACACATCTTCGGTGGTGGAACAATCATGCTCTTTGGTCTTGAAGATGCTGGTCGGATTTCGAGTATGAATTTGAGTGGTGTCGGAATCGACGAGGCGGTCGAGTTGAACCAACAAGACTATACAATGTTGCGCGGAAGAATAAGATTGAAACTGCCGAATCTACCAAATCAAATCTATGGTGCTTGTAATCCATCAACGCCACAACACTTCCTTGCACAACGATTCGGTCTTGCGGGTGGTCACAAATGCGCTCCGAACTGCGAAGCAATCACAACGACAAGTCGTGACAATTGGTTCTTGCCTGAAGATTATGTGAAAGACTTGGAAACAATGACAGGGGTCGCGCGGGCAAGGTATGTCGAGGGAAAATGGGTGGGCAGCGAAGGGCTCG